ATTGTCGTCTAAAGATTTTTCCCGGAAATATATCCATATTTTGACCCGGAACTAATGATGCTTCATCAACATCAAATACTAGGTTACCTGCTAAAGCTAGGTTATCAATAGCCATTCTTACATGACCATTCATAAGTAATTGTGCATCTTCCATATTTTCTGGAACACCTACACCAAACATTTGATATGGGTTTATTTCGTATGGTAGAGCGTGATATGGTATTCTTTGTGGAGTAAAAGGATTAATAGCTACACGAAGTACATGAGCATTACCAATCCAAACATTTACTTGTAATTCTTCTAAATGACTTAAATCATCTGGTATATCAGTTCCTATTTCTTCTAGGAACGCTCTATCCATTATACCCCAGTATTCTAATACTTCGTATCTATCAGATGTATAACCTTCTCCATATGCTTGTTTATCATAGGTTTGAATAATATCTTCATAATATTCAGTTGTATAATTACCACCCATTGATAGACAATCTTCAATAGCGTCTTCGTCAAAGAAAGGCATATTTTTTAAATCACGCATCTGTGAGCGAGTAAATTTATGTCTTTGTATTACATAATCAGAATCTGATAAACTTGTAGCGGCAGGGTCTGGAAAAAAATCCCAACAAGATACTGCTTCTATTTTTGGTACCTGTTTTTCATAAGGCGTGTAAGTTTTATCTTGTGTCCATTGATGTACAGTTTTATTGTAATTTAATGGGCCTTTTACAATACCAGTTCCTAATAAAACAGACTCAAAAATAGCGTGTCGTAAAGTATTTACTGCATTATTATCTAATAATTGGTCATGAATAAGTTTTTCTAATTTAAGTGCTGTTTCTTTTGCAGGAGATATTTGAGGTTGATTTGGTAATCTACCTGCTCCTTCTAAAAGTGTAGCACCTTCATAATTTTCACTTAGTCCGCCTAGTCTGTCCATAGGAGCAGTAGCCTCAAGTGCACCGGGTTCTAATACTCTACCATCACCATTAAAACCTATAGGTGATGAAAGCTGTTCTTCTCCCGGAACAGGTTGATGCATAAATTCTGCTATACCTTCTGGCACAGGTGTTGGCTCAACTGTTATTGGAAATTTTTTATTAGCAAATAAAACATCAACTATCTGACCATAGGCCGCTAGTGTTTTTGTTTTAGTAATCTTTATAAAGACTTTACTTTTTTCATTATCTCTAAACTGAGTTGTACTATCATAAACTCCTCTATAATTTTTATACGCACGCAACCATCGTTGCTCATGCGTCTGTCTAGAAGTTTTTGATTCGTTGTACTTTGAGGAAATATACCCTATTACTCCGGGTAGTTCTTCCGCAGGAACAGTTGAAGCTTGGTCTATGCCTTGCTCTTCTTCTGCCATAATTTATCCTTGTTTTTAATAATCTTTGTCTTTATCTGAATTTAAAATAGACGAATCTAAGTTAGCTGATTTTGATTTACCTTTTGGAAATGGCTGATTTAATGGATTCTCATCACCCTCTTTAATTTCTGTTGAAAATTCTAAAGGCATACGAGTTAGAGGAGCATCTGGTTCACCCATTTTTAGCTCACTCTGCTTCATAATATAGTCTTTTCCAAAGTTATAATTGTTACCCGGCATATCTATCTCCTATTAATAGTTTGGCTTTCGCACTGAGTTGCTATAGACTTTACCTCCCATAGCGTAAGGTTTTGTTTTAGGTTTAGTTCTTTTAACTTTACCCCCACTCCTATACGTTAAAGGCTGTATAGGTTTTTTACTTTCTTCCATTATTTCATCGTACTGTTTTTTCATATCTCGTAACATAAAAGGAGTACCTACTACTGGCACAACTTTCATATACTTACTGAATGCACTAGAAAGAAAACTTTTAAAAGCTTTTTGAAATTGCGGTTTATTAAATTCTTTTACTTGGTCAACATCTCCTATTTGACTTAGTTTAGCTGATACACCTTTGTCTTTTAAAGCTGATTTTATTTTATTAGCTTCAGATACATCTATTTTTTTATTTTTAACAGCTTCATCTATTTCTTGAATAGTGCCAGATACACCATGTATTTTTGCATTGTAAGCCGCATTCTCAAATAACTTATATCCTTTTAAATTAAAATTAACTTTATCTGCTTGTGCTTTCATAGCATCATAAGTTACTATTTTAGTTCCAGTTTTTTTAGCTTTTGTAAATCCACCTAATGATTCTATTAAACCCCCTACCATCGTTGATGATGAGGTAGTAGGTATTTTTTTTATATTAGGTGATATAGATTTTTCTATATTTGCTCTTACTGTATCTTCTTTTAATTTTAATTTAAAAGCTTTATTTTTTTCTCTATCAATTAATGTGCTTTGTTTATTTACTTTATTTATGTATCCAGTCTTTACTTCCTCAATCATATTATTTAATTGAGTTAATTGTCTAGCATCTAAATTAGGATTACTTTTGTATTTATCTATTCTATTATTTAATCCTAATAAAATATTTTTTGCCGCTTTTGATGTAGTAGTTCTTCTTAACGTAGATTGATTAAATGTACTAATCAAATCTTTATAAGCTTTATTAAATAATTCTGTAAATTCTTGTTCTGTCATTAATATCCAAATGTTGTATCAACCGGCTCGTATGACACTCTTTCTTTTATTCTATTTAAAGATTTATTTAGTGTTGGTTGATTAGATTGTCTAGTCATAATCATATATCGTAATGCATCATAAGCATGGTCATCAGCTTTTGTATCAACATCTTCTGGATTTATTTTAGATGTTGGTATACTTGATAATGTTCTAATTAAATTTGTACAAGTAGCAAATATTTTTAATTTAGGCTCTGCTGTTCTTTCATTTATTTCTAATCTTCGATGAACTTCTACTTTACCAGATATTCTATCTCTATCAGCAGGCAACCAACGAACACCATTTCTAATCATAGTTTCAGCTATACTAGGCCCTAGACCTGTTCTATTCCAACAACTAGTATCTAGTATTGACATAGCCATGGGAGGGTCAGTTCTTTCCATTTCTAGTATCATGTGAGCTAATCTCTCACCTGTATACCCTTCTCCATATAGTTCACGATAAATATAAATATTACCATCAAAGTCTACAGTTCCCCATAAAACACAAGATGGTGACGCATATCCATAATCTGCTGAACGAAATCTTTGCCATCCTATAGGTATTTCAAAAGGTTCAATAACATGTAAAGCTCTAGCAAATTCTGGGAAAGCCGCACCTTCTGCAACTTCCCAATCCCCATCTAATAATCTTTTTCTTTCTACTTCTGGTAAAGAACGAAGCATAGCTTCATACTGACCATCTTTCATTAAGTAAGGATTATCAGTTAATCTAGCAGGTATAAATTTTCTTTGAAACAAAGGTTGACCTGCTTTTTCATGATTTGGAGGCCATCTATAGACTTCTCCAGAATCAATATCACACGCCGCAAAGCTCTCATATGGAGGTGAAGGGTCAATGTACATTTTCTTTACCCACCAACCACCTACACCGCCGGGGTTAGCCGTGCACCTCATATAAGGTTTTATCTCGGGATTTGTCGTTCTTAATCTAGAACGCAAATACTCCCAAACAAAGGGAGTAGGATAATGTGTAATCTCGTCTAGTCCTATCCAGTTAAAAGCTTGACCTTGATATCTGGTAACATCTTTATCTCTGTCTAGGTATGAAAACCATGCAGTTGCTCCATTAGGAAACATCCACATAGATTTAGATTCTTTAAAAACTGCACCCGGAAATGCTTTTGGGTATAGTTGTTTACTCTTATCTATTAATTCTGTTAGCTCATCTAGAGTTCTTCTAATTAAAAGTGCTCTATGGTCTGGTAAATGTGCATATCTAAGCAAATCTGCTAGTAGTGCATAAGACTTACCACCACCTGCGGCACCACCATACAGTACATCTCTTTCTGGAGATGCTAAAAAGTCTGTCTGTGGGCCTTCATTAGGTCTAAAGATAACATTATCTAGCTCTTCTATATGCTCTTTTAAGGCTTTTGGAGCTACTTTTAGGTCATCCTCTGTTAAAGCTGACGGATTTTGACCAGTAAGTGTTCCTTCTATCTTTTTTAGACCTTTTTCTAGGTATCTTACCTTATCTCTTTGTGCTTTTACTTGTTTTTTCTTCTTTTCAGCAGTTTTTTTAGCTGTTCTAAGCTTTTTTTGTGATGCTATCTTAGCTTTTGTAGCAGTGCTGTAGTTATATTGCCGTTTCTGCTTCGGCGGAGGTATTTGATTCACTCTTATCTCCTAAGAATTTCTTTCTAAGACCTTGTGCCGAAATCTTTCTTCCTGTTGTTGCGGTAAGCCAAGTAGCAACTTCCCTATAAGAGCAAGACTCAAGATAATCTTTTGCTTTTCTATAAGCC